CAGATAGATTAACAAACTCTCCATCTCTATACGCCTTTAATAAATTCTCATCATAGTTTGATTCTAATAGTTTCACGTATGATTTTGGAAGGTATGTATTATCAGTTGTCTTACCTCTTACTAAATGCCTATCTTCGTTAGCATCAGTTACAAAGATTTTATGACAATAATGGTATCCCTCCGGTGAGGATACAATATATATTTCGCAGTTATCTGATCCACGCATACGTCCAATAGCCTTCTTGAAAGCAATATCACAATTCTTCCAACTCTCCACATCAAACTCATCAAAGCCTATGAATGTAAGTTCAGCACCAATGATACGCTGTGGCTTCTGCAACTGATAGATCTTAATGTTTCCTGCTGCTGTCCTGAATCTATGTTTAGATTGGTTATATTCATAAGGACAATTTATATCATCTAATAGTTCTTTGAATGGCTGCACAAACAATTCTTCTGCCAGATCAAATGTAGGATATATTACCCAACCATTAGATACCCCATTATTGTTTGTCCTTTTGAACATATTGAGTAATGTCTTGCGTATAAAGATATGCGTCTTACCTGCACCAAATCCTGCAACTAAACCATTGATTGTCTTATCAGATGTCAGGAAATCCCATTGATGGGGGAAATAATCTTCTTTATTAAATCTTACCTTATACATCTATGAACTCAACACCATCAACAGGGTTCTCCCATTTAACTTCTGACTTTTCTGTTTGTCCTAATACCTGTTTGCCTAACCATATTAACATTGTAACATTGCCCTTATCTGCTGCTTTCCATTGCATCTGTCTTAACCTAATTTTTCCCTTATCTCTCCCTTTTGTCAGATTTTCTCCATAATTGCGTGTTAAAGTAGTATCACTACAACCAAAGAATGATGATATTTCACTATTGGTGCAACCAAAGGAAGCCAACTGCTCAACCTTTTCTGGATCTATTACATATTTCTTTGGACGTCCTGCTTTTTTAGCCATATTAATCCTTAATTGGAGTATTTAATGCTTCTACTATCGCATATTCAAAAGCGTTTATATCACTATCTGATCCTGTGATTTCCTGTGATTTTGATTTCCACTTCTCCCATAGAGTATATACAGGTTCAGGAAGTTTCAATGATAATGTTTTAAAATCTTCTTCTTCATCTTTAATTACATCTTCTATACCAAAATTAATCTCACTATTATCAAATCCCCAATCAAGTAACTGCTCTATCTCAAATGCTTCATTTAATATATCAAAATCCCAATCACCTGTATTCTTATTTAATCTAACATTCAACTCACGTTCTTTGTCATAGTCCAGATCAATCTCAACACAAGGAACTTCTTTAATACCCATTGTCCGTGCAACCTTAACCCTTTGATGCCCACCAATGATTGTGTTCTTCCTGTCTTTATTCTTATTAATAATAATTGGATCTACTAAACCAAATCTATCTATGCTTTCTTTAAGGTGTTTATATTGATCATCAGATAGTTGTCTAGGGTTATATTCTGCAAATTTTAAATCATCTATCTGTTTTTGGATAATCTTTTTAAGCATTTTGCTCCTTTTGGCTTGGATTATTATACTAAATTGACTTACTCAAAATAACCTTATTTATTTTTCAAGTAACCTAGCAATTCCTTGTAACAATTCTATCTACTAAATTTTCACTAATAAAAAACTTCTTACAAATAATTCTTCTTCTTTTTTTATAAGATAAATCAGTATATTTTAAACCCTCCCAAAATGCTCTAATAATCGTATTTCTTATTTCAGTATGATTAACTAATCTATCTACATCATAAAATTCATTGGTGTTTATTTCAATTCTTTTCTTGATCTTCATCTGCAATAAGTATTTCTGTGCGTGGTTTATCTGAATAAATCTTTTCTGCGTATATACTAACAATTTGATTATCATCAAGGAAGAAGCCATTATGTCCTGATAGGCTATCCATAACAAATTTAATTAGATTGTCTATATCTGGCTTCTTTGTCATTGCTATTGACTGCCATCTTTCTTTGATTAGATCTGCAAACTTGCCTGTCCTATAATGGTTTTTAGGACGCTTCATATAGAATTTGATATTAAGATTGATTGCGTTTAATCTTGGTAGGTGATTAAAACCTTTGGAGTGATTATAGTCTTTTAATGCTTCTTTTAAAAATTCTTCTTTGTCTTTTTTGCAGGGATCATATGTACCAAACTTAAAATGTCTGTGTCTTTGCTGTGGCTTTGGATTACCTGATATTTCCAACACAATCTGAATAATTAATCTCCACTATTTAACAAAACACCCAAAATAAAGCCTAAAATGAATACGATAATATATATGCACAATAAACTAAAAAACAAATTAAAACAAACTTTCTTGCCTAGTTAATTGATCAATTCTATCTTTTGCTTTATCATAATACTCTTTATCTATTTCAATTCCAACTAAATCAACCCCAAAGTAATGACAGGCTATTGCTATTGATCCTGAACCTAAATGGGTATCTAATATCTTTTGTCCTTTTTCTGCATAGTTTATCAACAACCAGTCATAAAGTTTTATTGGTTTTTGAGTCGGATGAATTTTCTGTGATGCTTTTGTATTACCTTCTAAACCACCATAATATTGAAAATCAAAACACTTTGCAACTTTATTGAAACTTGTATATGCTAATTCTCCATCGCTAAAATTATCCACAGGCTGATGTTTATACCAAAATACAAAACCTTTGCACCCTTTTTTCCATAAATAAGGAAAATAATTACCACCCCATATTATCTGATTCTTACTAACTCTTTTTAATTCTTTAAAATAATCATCTGTTGGTATTTCATTATCCCAATTTGAATTTTTATATTTATTTGCTTTATATCTTTCACCATTACTTGTTTTATTGGTTCTATTATATGTACCAAATTCTATTCCATAGGGTGGATCTACAATAGCCAAATCAAAGTGGTTATCTTCATAATCCTTCATTACATTCATACAATCACCATTAATAAGTTTAATCATATATCCCCATACATATCTTCATTATAATCTTCAAATAGAAACTCACCTAACATCTCTAATACAAGAAACTCACAGTATGGATTGCTACACTCTAATCCTTCTTCTACATCATCTTCTGATACTAGAAATTCTGCAACTTTTAATGGTGATATACATTTAGGACAATTACTAATCATCTTCTGCTTCTTCGATGAACCTGCAATGCTCACCACAATTACTACAAATACCTGCGTTCTCAAAAACCGTAAATATGTGATCTGGTTCTGCACCACAACATTCACTTAAAAAATCAGTCATTATCTACCACCTTTACATATATAGGATCGTGAAACTTCCCTGTTGGTGATGCTATATAATCAGCCTGTAATGGACTTACATAAGAATACGCTGCAATCATAATTGCAATACCTGTAATCATACCTAATATATAATCTGTTGTTTTATTTTTCATCGTGGATTCTCCCATAATCTAATGATTCATATTTTCTTCTAGCACACTCTTTAAAATGCCTAATAAAATAAATAATTATTGATATTATTGACAACATCATAAATATTCTTACTAATGCGTCTATCAGATATATTAAGTCATACATTGCTTCTGTCATTTGTTTCTCCTTTTGTTATTAAATATACTTATCTACTAATTTTTTCCCAACATATAATAATGCAATAACCACTATAATTGATAATACATCTATATAATGATTTCCACTATCACTTTCTATTGTGCCTATTGGTGTTTCAAGGCTCATCTTTTTAGATTGTAATGTAGTATCTGGTTTGTTTATTGGCTTTGGCTTCATATCAACCCTTTATTATTAATTATCATCTCATCAATTCTTTTTTTACTAAAACCAACCATAGTATCAGATCCAATCTGAACCAAAGGCACAACCACGCCTTTTTGCTTTGCTGTCTTTTTATATTCTTCCATATTATCAACAACATCAATTTCTTTATATTCCAATTCTAACCTGTACAAATATTTCTTCACCATTATACAAGCCTTACAATTTGGAAATCTTGAATTTGTAAATATTTTAATCATTTATTCTCCTTTATAAAACTAAATATATGCTCTATTACAGGTAATGTCCAACCATCTCCTAATAAACTTGCAGCATCATTCCTATTTAATATATGTGTCCAATTATCAGGAAAACCTTGTAATCTTTCTAATTCTTTTTGTGATAAATATCTGTTAAAAAATGGGGATAAAGTTTTTTTTGTAAAAACTATATTTACAAAAGCAGTTGTTTTCCATCTTCTAAACCTTCTTTTATTTGATTTGTGGGGTCTGCTTTCACCTTCCAATAAGCAATATGATTTTTTATTAACAACATATCCATTTTCAATAATATCTTTAAACATAATTTTTCTATCTTTTGGGAGTGGTATATCAGTTACTAGATCTCCAAATAATCCATCTTGTCTTGTTTTGATATTAGACCAATAATATCTATCTCTTAATTGTGCAGTAACAAGTGATGAGTTAATTCTTACAGGATATACTCCTAATTCTCTTGACATTATACCTATATCTTCTCTTGGTGCTGAACCTACATTTTCTTGTAAAAATAGAACATTTGAATTATACTTTTTAATATGATTTAATATATCTATAAAAGTAAAAAATAAACCACTTCTTTCACCTTTTAAACCTTTTCTTTTTCCTGCAATACTTAAATCTTGACAAGGAGAGCCACTTAAAACCATATCTATTTCTTCCCAATTTATATCCCATTCTTTCCATTTAGTTACATCTCCAAGTTGAATTGTATCTGGGTAATGGTGTTGGGTAAGTTTTATTGCAGCAGGTTTTATTTCAGATGAATAATATTTATTTACCTTTATACCAACATTATCTAATGCTGTATGTCCTGTACTCATACCATTGAATAAACTTAATACATTCATTTCCACCTGCTTATCATCTGCATTTTCATATCTATTATACTATTAACGAAATTTAAATATTGATTGTCTATCTCATACCAATCTGCATCTAATGGCTCACCTTTACCCTTGCCTTGCTGCATAATAGTTCCCTTTGGGTTCAATTTTCTATGCTTTATAGCATCTTCTTTTTTAATCCAACCACAAATTGTCAATTCTTTTTTATTGGTATTTATGCTGCAAAATATATACCCATCAACATCATAATCCATTTGTGATTTTAATATGTTATTAGTATAATAATCTTTAACATCAGTTGTTCTGGACATTGTCTTAACATCATATCTTTTACCTTTATATTTAAGATCATACCCACCATCAAATCCTGAACTTCCATCAATATACTTTAATCCAAACATATCTTTAACTACACATTCACCTATGATGCCAATATACTGCTGATTTTTGTTTCCATTGTCTTTGGATCTATTCCCAAAATTATGTTTATCAATTTGTTTCTTACAATGATCAATAATTTTAGAAGATATTTTAACCTTTAATCTTTCCATTATACCTTTTTCCCTATGCCAGAAATCATTTTTTTAATTTCTTTATTTTGATATTCAGGTGTTTTGTGTGCATTTTTAGAAGCATTTTTTAAATATTCATCTTGTTCTTTTTGGATCATCTTCTCCTTGTGCCTTTTAAATGTATCTTTGTAATCTTGTGATGCCCACGTTGATAATCTCTTACTCATCTTAAATGCTTTTTGCATTTGCCATCTATATTTTTTACCATTAATACTTGGTTCAATCCAATATTCAACAAACTCATTCAACATTGCATATCCATATTTTTCTAAATATTCTTGATTAATTAATAAATCTTCAAAATCCTTTAAAGTTATTTTATTTACATTATTAACTTTATTATCATTATTGTTTGTTTTTGTGCGTGTGTTGTGCGTGTGTTGTGCGTGTGTTGTTTGCTTTTTGTTTGATGTTTGCTTATCTTGGTAACTCTCATAATTACAAATAGTTATGTGCGTTGATTGTGTGTTGGTTTCAAGCAATATCATTTTATCTTTTTGTAAAACTTTTAGAAAGTTTCTTAATTTAGTTGAACCCCATCT